TGGTGTCTGTTATGCCAACTGTTGATCCAGAACTAGTCCAGCGGAGGTTGTATGGCCCGAAAGTCTAAGTACAGCGGACCTAAATACGCCAACGGTAACTACAAATCGTATCAAAAAAAGTACGATAGTAGCGCCTTACAAATACGAAAACGTACCGAACTCAATAAAGAGAATCGAAAACGCGGCACCTATGGCAATGGAGACGGTAAAGATGTATCCCACAAAAAGGATGGATCTACAACCCTTGAAATTGCATCTAAAAATAGAGCCCGTAAAGGCAAGAAAGCATGACCCCGCTGCTCCCCAGTCCTGATCACTACCTGCAAAATCTAATAACCATGACTAGCCCTGAAGCGAAACGGCTATGGCGACGAGCCATCAAGGAACACTTCAACTGTCAATGTGTCTATTGTGGAGAACATTATGAATTACACGAACTTACTCTTGATCATGTTGTACCTCGTTTTTATGGAGGACAAACGATCACGCGAAACTTGGTTCCATCCTGCAGGAAATGTAATCAGAACAAAGGAACGAATAACTGGCTCACGTGGATGAGGCAGACTTTTGGGCACACGCCTAGAGAACATCTTATTTTATCGCATATTAAGTAATGGAACCTCAAGTTGGTCTAGTATCAGGAAAGCTAGAAGAAAAAGAATACGGTTACAAGCCTGGTTCTAGGGTCTACGCTGGACCAGATTGGGGTTGGCAAACTCAAGAATCGTATCAAAAGACAATTGATATGCGCGGTGGTGCTGCGTTTTTCAATTTTATGTCCGGTTTAGGTGAACCAATCAAACAAATGGTGGCACCTTTAGCACAACAAGTAGCACCAGTAGCAGAAGCTATTAGTGGTGTTATACAAGCTACACCTCTTGTCGGTCCTTTTACTGAAGCCCTAGGTACAACGACAGAGACTTTACGTCAAGAAGCTGTTCAACGAGGACTGGATCCTAGATTTGGTGATGTTGCAGTTATGGCTGGTGAAGAACTAGTAACAGCTGGTTTGGGTAAAGCAGTTAAGGTTGTAGATAAAGTTTTACCGCCGCCTGGTGGTGGACCTCAGTTAGCTTTAGCTACTGCTGCTGTTGCTCCGACACCAATGCCACCTTCTATGTCTGTTGTACCTTCTTTTGAGAAGGGTGGCTTAGTAATGAAAGCTGTTACTATTACAGATCCCGAGACTTTGCGTGTCACAGGTCGTCAAACTGGTGAAGAAGCTTTGTCTCCTGAACAAGCTAAACAACAAACTAAACGTATTCTAGATATTCAAAAAGCACAAAACGCTTTAACTCAAGCTGAAGATGAATTAGCAACGTTGGCTGATATACACGGTAGAAAACCTAGTAAAGAAAAAAATCCCCGAGTGTATCGTCAATTTCAAAACGCTTTGGGTGCAAAAAATCGAGCTCAAACTGATCTATCTCGTGCTCAATCTAACGTTCTTGTTCCAACTGAAGACAACCCGTTGTGGTATAAAACTACTAAAGCTTTGTTTGTTAAAAAACAGGAACAACTGCGTCGTGGTTTGACACAAGCTTTGGAACAGCACCATAAATTCCCTAAAGGATTAAGTGGTGCGTATTTTAACCGAATGGATGAACTTATTGATGCTGGTTTAGCTGAACCAGATGATTTGTTTGTTATGGCTGAATATGCTAGAAAAAAAGGCGTTGAAGCTGGAGACGTTAGAAGCAATCTAGCTAATCAAGTTAAAAAACCCCACACAGAACTTCATAGGTACATGAGAAGTACTGGTGAAGAAATGTCTAAAACTAAATGGAAGCAAGTTGTTAAAGAAGCCAAAGATGTAAATGAATTGATGGTTCTTTGGCGTGATATTATTGACAATAATGTTATACCTAACTACAAACTTGCTGAAGTTTGGCAGCCTTTAGACGATTTAGTTGCTGAAATTCAAAGTATGAAATGAACACCCTAGACCTGCTTAAAGACGACTTCAAACTATTCTTGCAGGCTTTGTGGGCTCAACTAGATCTACCATCCCCTACCCGTGCTCAGTACGCTATTGCGGACTACCTACAGTACGGACCGAAACGTCTACAGATTCAGGCGTTTCGTGGGGTTGGTAAATCTTGGATTACTGGCGCTTTTGTCCTTTGGACTTTATTTAAGGACAACGAAAAAAAGATCATGATTATCTCCGCTTCTAAAGAGCGAGCTGATAACATGTCTATCTTTCTTCAGAAGCTGATTATCGAGACTCCCTGGCTGAATCATATGCAACCCGCTGATGATTCGGCTCGGTGGTCTCGTATTTCTTTTGACATTAAGTGCCCACCCCACCAAGCCCCATCCGTTAAGTCTGTTGGTATTACTGGTCAGCTCACGGGTAGCCGTGCAGACCTGATGATCCTGGACGACATTGAAGTCCCTGGTAACTCCATGACAGAGTTGATGAGGGAGAAACTTCTACAACTTTGTACGGAAGCGGAATCTATCCTTACTCCTAAGGAGGATAGTAGGATTATGTACTTAGGAACCCCGCAAACTGTTTTTACTATCTATCGTAAACTTGCAGAACGTAACTACCGCCCCTTTGTATGGCCTGCTCGTGTTCCTCGTAAGCTCTCAAACTACGAAGGACTCATCGCTCCCCAGCTCCAGGAAGACATCGACCAAGGTGCCGATCCGTGGAGCGTAACTGACCCGGTC